ATGCGATTACGTAACGAGGCCGAGGCCCTGCGCGAGCAGCTGGAGGCTAAACAAGAGATGGGCGGCGACATCTCAAAACCACAACTCGCCAAGCTTGAGGGGCTTATCCGGGACTGCCAGAAAGTGGAGAAAACCCTTGTCGCGCAAAGCAGCCAATTCGCATCCCTCACAGAAAGCGGCCCCGCCCTTAATCTCGACAGCCTGCGCTCCGATCTGCGCTGCCGACTTGCTTCCTTACGTACCTGCTGTGATGAGCGAGATGTTTCTGGAGGAACTGCCGGATGAACTACTGATTGCGCTGCCCTATCTGTTCGAACACTGGGCCTTGTCGCATCAGGTGCCACCCACAGGCGACTGGCGGTCCTGGGTCATTCTGGGCGGGCGAGGAGCGGGCAAAACCCGCGCCGGTGCCGAATGGGTGCGCGCGCAGGTCGAGGGCAGCCTGCCGATGGAACCCGGGTCTGCTCGGCGCGTCGCCCTGTTGGGCGAAACCTACGATCAGGTCCGCGATGTGATGGTGCAAGGGGACAGTGGCATTCTTGTCTGTTCACCGCCGGATCGACGGCCCACATGGAAGGCTGGTGAGCGCAAGTTGATCTGGCCCAATGGCGCGACAGCGCAGGCCTTTTCTGCCCATGACCCCGAGGCGCTGCGCGGGCCTCAATTTGATGCGGCCTGGGCCGATGAACTGGCCAAATGGAAAAAAGCGCGGTCCAGTTGGGATATGTTGCAATTTGCCCTGCGACTGGGGCAGGACCCAAGGGTGTGTGTCACCACCACTCCGCGCAATGCTCAGATCCTGCGTGAAATACTGGCGCTGCCCTCCACAGTCCAAACCCATGCTGCAACAGAGGCAAACCGAGCCAATCTGGCGCCGTCCTTCTTGACCGAAGTGCGGGCAAGATATGCAGGGACGCGGCTTGGGCGACAGGAGCTGGAAGGCGTTCTGCTGTCAGATATCGAAGGCGCGCTGTGGACCGGCAAAATGGTTCAGGCCGCGCTACAGGATCACGTTCCTAAACTGGATCGTGTGGTGGTGGCCGTTGACCCGGCGGTGAGTGCTGGCAGAGCGTCGGATGCCTGCGGGATTGTCGTGACCGGTGCCAGTCTGCAAGGACCGCCACAAGACTGGCGCGCCTATGTGCTGGCGGATCGAACCGTCCAGGGGGTCAGGCCGCTGGCATGGGCCCAGGCTGCAATTGCCGCAATGCAGGAATTTGGTGCTGATCGCTTGGTCGCCGAGGTTAATCAGGGCGGAGCACTGGTTGAGAATGTATTGCGGCAAGTGGACCCTCTGGTGCCCTACAAGGCACTGCACGCCAGTCGCGGGAAGTCGGCCCGCGCGGAGCCGGTCGCTGCACTGTACGAACAGGGGCGGGTGCTGCATGCGCCGGGCTTGGCGGATCTGGAACAGCAGATGTGCCAAATGACGTCGCAAGGCTATCAGGGGGCGGGTTCTCCGGACCGGGTGGATGCACTGGTCTGGGCTTTGCACGATCTGATAATCAGCCCCGCGGCCATGATGCTCAGGCCCCGGCTCAGAGCCCTGTAATACATAAGCACCTGCCTTATTGGTGGGCGTTTATTCAATGAATTCAAATTAATATGGGATTTTGCTCACTAGGTGTTGCGCAGGTGGCGTTCGCTCTGGATCGAAAATCTTCAGGGCCATCAGGGATAACTTTCTCAGCAAAGGGGCGACAGTGTCCCAAACTTGAGGATGAGGAATAGTCATGGTCTTTGACGTCCTGAGGCGCAAAAACAAACCTATCGAGCAAAAGGCAAGCGCTGCATCCCATGTGGTGGCCTGGCACAGTGCGGGTCGTGCCGCCTGGAGCCCGCGCGACAGTGGTTCTTTGATCCGCAGCGGTTTCGCAGGCAACCCAGTAGGCTTTCGCTGTGTCAAACTGATTGCCGAGTCAGCGGCAGCGCTGCCTTTGGTGCTACAGGATCAACAGCAACGGTTTGAACAGCATCCTGTGCTGGCCCTTCTTTCCCATCCAAATGCCGCACAGGGGCGGGCTGAACTGTTTGAAACACTGTTTGGTCAGTTGCTTCTGTCCGGCAATGCCTATGTCGAGGCCGTGGCTGGCGACGATGGGTTGCCACTGGAACTGCATGTGTTGCGCTCGGACCGGGTCACTGTGGTGCCCGGCACCGATGGCTGGCCGCAGGGGTATGACTATCAGGTTGGCGGGCGCAAACATCGGTTTGAGATAGCCGGAACGCGCTCATCCGTATGCCATATCAAAAGTTTCCATCCTCAGGACGATCATTACGGTCTGTCACCGCTTCAGGCGGCAGCAATGGCAGTGGACGTTCACAACAGCGCCTCTCGGTGGTCCAAGGCATTGTTGGACAACGCTGCACGTCCTTCGGGGGCCTTGGTGTGGAAAGGATCTGATGGACAGGGGACCATGGCAGATGATCAGTTCCGCCGTCTAAGTGACGAAATAGAAGCGAATTTTCAGGGTGCACGCAACGCTGGAAGGCCAATGGTCTTGGAAGGTGGTCTGGATTGGAAACCTATGGGCTTTTCGCCCAGCGATATGGAGTTCCAGAAGACCAAGGAGGCAGCCGCGCGTGAAATTGCGCTGGCCTTTGGGGTTCCTCCAATGTTGCTGGGGATCCAGGGTGACGCGACTTATGCCAATTATCAAGAGGCCAATCGGGCGTTCTACCGGCTGACGATTGTACCGCTGGTCACCCGCGTCGTCGCAACATTGATGCATTGGCTAACGGGATTTAACGGTGAATCCCTGACGTTGAAGCCGGATCTTGATCAGGTGGCCGCATTGTCGAGCGAGCGAGATGCGCAATGGGCGCGGGTTAGCTCGGCTGAGTTTCTAAGCCGAAGTGAAAAGCGGGTCTTGTTGGGTTTGCCGCCCGAAGACGGAGGTGCGGAGGATGAATGACGGGTATCCACCCTCCTTTGATTGCGCACCGGGGTTACGTCTGGCGGCGCATGAGAGAGTGAACCAGCTGCAGCAGGATAATCTAAACCGGCGGCTAGACCGTCTGGAACAGATGATGGAACGGTTAGACCGCCGATTGTGGTTCACTGTTTACGGCGTGGCAGCGGTGGTTTTGGCACAGGCCTTTCGATCATTCCTGATCTTGTAATAATTCAATATGTTACATGGAGTTTCTGATGGATTACACATCCCGGTTGGAACATAAATTCACCTCTTCGAAAATGGCGATCAGCCTAACCGAGGGCAGCATCATTCAGGGTTACGCAAGCAGGTTTGGCGAGGTTGATCAATGTGGCGACATGGTCATGAAGGGCGCCTATGCTGCCTCGCTTGCAGCCCTGTCTGCCCGTAGAAGTAAGGTAAAAATGCTATGGCAACATGATCCATCCCAACCGATTGGGGTTTGGGATCAGGTGCGCGAGGATGAACGCGGGTTATGGGTAAAGGGCCGTCTTTTGGTTGAAACCCGCCGCGGAGCAGAGGCCGCAGCACTGATTGCTGCAGGGGCGATTGACGGGTTGTCGATTGGCTATCGTACAAAACGGGCCAGCAAAGGGGACAAGGGCGAACGCCGTCTTTGTGAAGTTGACCTGTGGGAGGTGTCTTTGGTGACATTTCCAATGCTGCCCACCGCGCGAGTAACAACCAAAGAGGCGCAAGACCCTGTTGTGGCGGCACTACACGATATGACTTCGGCATTGAAGCGAGCGCGTCAACAGATGGCCGCGCACTGACAGGGTGCATTAGCGCAACAATCAAACAGACAGGACATGTAGATGAGCAATACCCCTCCCTCGGCTCAGGTAGTGGACGCCGCCCCTCTCATTCTCGAAGTCACCCAGGAGATGAATGGTTTTTCAGGTGATTTCAAAGAGTTCCGGGAAGATATCAACGCAAAATTGAAACAAACAGAAGAGCGAGTGACCATGTTGGATCGAAAAACCCAAATGACTGCGCGGCCGCAATTGTCTGCCGGAGTTGAGCTAGGTGCGCCACATCAAAAAGCGTTTCAGAGCTATTTGCGATCTGGCGATGATGATGGGCTGCGGGGCCTGCAACTGGACGGAAAATCGCTGTCTACGGCGGTGAACAGTGACGGCGGATATCTGGTCGATCCGGTGACCGCAGAAACGGTTACTTCGGTCCTTCAATCGACCGCATCAATCCGCTCTATCGCTGCAGTGGTGACCGTCGAGGCCACATCCTACGACGTGTTGATCGACCATACAGATGTCGGTGCGGGCTGGGCAACCGAAACAGATCCCAGCGTTGAAACCGGCACCCCGGTGATCGACCGGATTACCATCCCGCTGCATGAGTTGAGCGCACTCCCCAAGGCCTCGCAACGGCTGCTGGATGACAGTGCATTTGACATCGAGTCCTGGTTGGCCGGGCGGATTGCGGACAAGTTTGCCCGCGCCGAAGCCTCGGCCTTTTTGAATGGTGACGGGATCGACAAGCCAACCGGTATTCTGACCCATCCTGTGGTGGATAATGACAGCTGGAGTTGGGGCAACGTCGGCTATGTTGTGACTGGCAGTGACGGCAGTATTGGCGATGGGGACGCCATTGTTGATCTGGTGTATGCGCTTGGGGCGCAGTATCGTGCAAACGGTGTTTTCATAATGAATTCAAAAACTGCCGGGCTGATCCGCAAGCTAAAAGATGGTGATGGCCGGTTCTTGTGGTCGGATGGGCTTGCGGCGGGTGAACCTGCGCGGCTGATGGGATATCCTGTGTTGGTGGCTGAAGATATGCCGGATGTGGACAGCAACAGCTACTCCGTCGCTTTTGGGGATTTCTCTGCCGGCTACACCATTGCTGAACGTCCCGATTTGCGAGTGTTGCGCGATCCGTTCAGCGCCAAGCCCCATGTGTTGTTTTATGCCACCAAACGCGTCGGCGGAGATGTCAGTGATTTTGCTGCCATCAAGCTGCTGAAATTCGGCCTGACCTAAACCGTCAAGCCGATGACGCGGCCGGCAACCCGGCTGCGTGAGCGGGTGCACTTCAACCACCTCTGTGCCGTCCAGCTGCTCCCCTCCGTCCGAGCGGCATGGGGAGAGGTGCGCCCGCTGTTTTCAATTCTGTCCCAAAGGGACGTCAGTTTGCGGAGTAATGTGATGATGTTGACCGAACAAACGCCGGTGCCCGAGGCCGCGCTGCCGTTAGAGCCGTTCAAGGCGCATCTGCGGCTGGGGACCGGGTTTGGCGAAGACAGCCTGCAAGACGAGGTCTTGATCAGTTTCCTGCGGGCCGCCATCGCCGCGATCGAAGCAAGGACTGGCAAGGTTCTGTTATCGCGGCAGTTTGTTCTCAACTTGCATCAGTGGAATGATCGAGCAGCACAGGTGCTGCCTTTGGTGCCGGTGACAGAAGTCAGTGCTGTGGTTCAGGTAGATGCTGAGGGCGTCGAAGATATACTGGCGTCCAGCCAGTACCATTTGATTCAGGACAGCCAACATCCGAAGCTCTGTCCAACAGGCAGCCTGTTCCCCCTTGTGGTCACTGGTGGTGCGCTGCGCATCACCTTGACGGCGGGCATTGCGACAGATTGGGGCGGGCTTCCGGCTGATCTGGGCCAGGCTGTGCTGATGCTGGCGTCGCATTATTACCAATACCGCGATGACACCGGCTTGTCCGGTGGCTGCATGCCCTTTGGTGTCACCAGCCTGATTGAACGGTATCGCGTCGTCCGGCTCAGCCTGGGGCGGATGCAATGACTGCGCCGGTTCTGTCGCGCCGTCTGACGCTAGAGGATCCACAGCGTGCCAATGATGGCAGCGGTGGTCATGTAGAAACATGGCGGGCATTGGGTGAAATATGGGCTGAATTTCAACCGCTTACAGGTCGAAGTAAAGTGCAGGGCGGGGCCGATCTTTCGCTGCAACGCTATCGCGTGACCCTGCGGGCCTCTCCGGTTGGATCTGCCAGTCGTCCACGTCCGGACCAACGGTTCCGTGATGGCGCACGATTGTTTGTGATTCATGCTGTGGCCGAGGCAGACGCCTTGGGGCGGTATCTTACCTGTTTTGTGCAAGAGGAGATCTCGGCATGAGCTATGCTTTGTCTGCTGCACTGCAATCGGCAGTGTTTCAACATCTGGGCAACGATCCTGCGCTGGTCGGCATAGCCATCCATGACGCGCTACCATCGGGCACGGTGCCGCCGATCTACGTGCTGTTGGGAGATGAAGATGTGCGTGACGGGTCGGACAAGTCCGGCGCTGGTGCATTGCACAGGTTTACCCTTTCAATTCACTCGGATAGCGCCGGATTTTCAAGCGCAAAACAACTGGCTTCTACGCTTTGTGATAGTTTGATCAGCGCCCCGCTGGTCCTGTCACGGGGACAGCTGATTGGCCTGTGGTTTGACCGCGCCAATGCCAGACGATTGAGCGACGGAAGCCGTCGGATCGAGTTACGGTTTCGCGCCCGGGTTGAGGATGACTAAGGGCCATAGAACATGAGGCGGAGCCTGGTCTGTCGATCAGACGACTAAAAGTGACGTGTAGTACTTTGAAGTAATTGGAGAAACGAAATGACGGCCCAAAACGGCAAGGATCTCTTGGTCAAGGTGGACATGACCGGCGATGGACAGTTTGAAACTCTCGCAGGGCTGCGCGCCACGCGGATCAGTTTCAATGCGGAAACGGTGGATGTCACCAGCTTGGAAAGTCAAGGCGGTTGGCGCGAGCTGCTGTCGGGTGCTGGGGTTCGGTCTGCCTCTATTTCGGGGTCGGGTGTGTTTCGCGATGCGGGATCTGATGAACGCGCGCGGCAGTTGTTCTTTGACGGCGAAACACCGGACTTTCAGGTGATCATCCCAGATTTTGGCATCGTCGAAGGTGCATTTCAGGTCACCGCTTTGGAATACGCCGGCAGCCACAATGGTGAGGCCACCTATGAACTGGCCTTGGCCAGCGCGGGTGCGCTGACCTTTACCGCGGTTTGAGCCATGAGCAATCCTTGGGCAGGTGAAGTGACGCTGGTGATCGAAGGAACCCCTCGGGTGATGAAACTGACGCTGGGGGCTTTGGCAGAGCTGGAGCACTCCCTGGCGGTTGGATCTCTGGTGTATCTGGTGCAGCGGTTCGAAAGTGGTGGGTTTTCCGCGGGTGACGTACTGGCGTTGATTGCTGCTGGGCTGCAGGGGGGCGGACACGCGATGACGCCTTCGGATTTGGCCAAAGCAGAAATAGAAGGCGGGGTACTGATGGCGGCACGCGCAGCGGCGCAGCTGTTGGCGCGGGCCTTCATGACGCCAGAAGAGACATGAAAACACTTGACTGGTCTGCCCTGATGCGAGCTGGGCTGGTTGGGTTGCGGCTAACACCAGACCAATTTTGGCGCCTCACCCCAGCCGAGCTGCGTCTGATGTTGGGTCAGGGTGTTGATCAAACTCCGATGGGTCAGGCCGGTTTGGCCAGCTTGATGGCGGAATTTCCTGACCAACCCATCGACACGGGAGAAAAAAATGAGTGATCATGAGGCATTATCGGATCTTGAGGCCCAAAGCGAAGGCCTGGGCGAAGCATTAGGTGACGCTGCCGGTATGGCGGCGACGTTTGACGCAGAACTGCGCCGCGTTCGCGAGGCTTTTGCAGCCACCGGGCGTGATGCCGCCACGCTGGAGCGCGGCATGTCCAAGGGTCTGCGTCGCGCCTTTGACGGTGTGGCCTTTGACGGCATGAAACTCTCCGAGGCGCTGGAAACCGTGGCGCGTTCAATGATCCAGACCACTTACAACGCGGCGACCAAACCGGTGACCGATCATGTTGGCGGGTTGCTGTCCGATGGAGTGGCAGGGTTGATCAGTGGGCTGCTGCCCTTTGGCGATGGTGCGGCGTTTTCCCAAGGCCGGGTGATGCCTTTTGCGCGCGGTGGCGTGGTCAGTGGTGCCACGAGTTTTCCCATGCGTGGTGGCACCGGGTTGATGGGCGAAGCAGGCCCCGAGGCGATCCTGCCGCTGGCACGTGGCCCGGACGGTGCATTGGGGGTGCGCAATGGCAGTGGTGGTTCAGTCAAAGTAGTGATGAACGTCACCACGCCTGACGTGCGCAGCTTTGCCCGCAGTCAGGGCCAGATCGCCGCACAGATGAGCCGGGCCTTGGGGCGTGGCAACCGTAATCGGTAAAGGGCCATCGCGCTGCCCGACCGATAGGCCGGGTGCGCCCTAGGGATCAAGACGTAACACAAGCCATGAGCAGGATTGGAGACAGCAGCTATGACGTTCCACGAGGTAAGATTTCCAGCCAGCCTGAGCTTTGGTTCTATTGGTGGTCCCGAGCGGCGCACGGATGTGGTGACACTGGCCAATGGTCATGAAGAGCGCAACACCCCCTGGGCGCATTCGCGCAGGCGCTATGACGCTGGGCTGGGGTTGCGGTCGCTGGATGATATCGAATTGCTGATCGCATTTTTTGAGGCGCGACAGGGTCAGATGTGTGGGTTCCGCTGGAAAGACTGGTCAGACTATAAATCCGCGCGGGCTTCGGGTGACGTTGATTATCGTGATCAGGTGATTGCGGTGGGGGATGGCACTACCGTCAGCTTTCAGTTGTGCAAGACGTATCGATCAGGTGACCATCTGTATGAACGCCCGATTGCCAAACCTGTGGCGGGTTCGGTGCGGGTGGGCATTGAACAGGACGAACTGCGCGAGACTGTGGATTTCTCGTTGGATGTGTCCAGTAGTCTGATCACTTTTGTACATCCACCAGCGGAAGGCATGAGCATTGTTGCCGGGTTTGAATTTGATGTGCCGGTGCGCTTTGACACTGACCGGATCCTGACCAGTGTTTCCAATTTTCAGGCGGGTGACGTGCCCAATGTGCCAGTGGTCGAGGTGCGGGTATGACTGCGGGTGTCAGTGCTGCATTTCAGGCCCATGTAGAACAAGGCCTGACCACCCTGTGCCGAGCCTGGCTTGTCACCCGTGCCGATGGGGTGACCTACGGATTTACCGATCATGACCAGAACCTCGCGTTTGAAGGCTACAGCTTCCAGGCCGGCACCGGCTTGACCGCGCTGGCGCTGCAACAGGCGACCGGGCTGTCGGTGGACAACACCGAAGCGATTGGGGGGCTGAGTGACGCGGCTATCCGCGAAACGGATATTGAGGCCGGTCGGTTTGATGGGGCCGAAGTGCGCTGCTGGATGGTGAACTGGGCGGATGTGACCACCCGTTGGTTGATGTTTCGCGGGTCCATGGGCCAATTGCGCCGCGCGGGCGGTGCGTTCCATGCAGAACTACGGGGGCTGAGCGAAGCCTTGAACCGACCATTGGGGCGGGTCTATCAAAAACCCTGTACGGCCGTGTTGGGCGATGAAACGGGCCGATTTGCGCTGGATACACCGGGATACACCGAGCAACTCCCTGTCGAGCAGGTCGAGAGGCAGCAGGAATTTCGCTGGCAGGATCTGGCTGGGTTTGAACCGGGGTGGTTTGCCCGTGGGCAGCTAGAGGTGCTGTCTGGGGCAGCGCAGGGGTTAGGCGGCGTGATCAAACAAGACCGGTCGACGGAAACCCTCCGGGTGATCGAGCTGTGGCAGCCGTTGCGGGCAGAGATCGCAGCGGGCGATATGGTTCAGCTGGTGGCGGGGTGCGACAAGCGGATGCAGAGTTGTCGGTTGAAATTCAACAATTTGGTCAACTTTCAAGGCTTCCCGGATATCCCCGGCGAAGACTGGGTGATGTCGGTGCCCAAGCAAAACGGGACTGCAACCGGCGGCAGTCGCAGATGACTGTGCTGGCGGATCAGGTTGTGCAGGTGGCGCGGACATGGATTGGTACCCCTTATTTGCATCAGGCGGCCAGCAAGGGCGCAGGCTGTGACTGTCTGGGGCTGGTGCGCGGGATCTGGCGAGAGGTGCTGGGAGAAGAGCCTGCCCAGGTGCCCGCCTATTCCAAGGATTGGTCCGAACCGCAGGGGGAGGAACGTCTGTGGCAGGCAGCCATGCAATATCTGGTGGGTAAACCACTGGATCAGGCGGCTGTTGGAGATGTGATCCTGTTTCGGATGCGACAGGGTGCGGTGGCCAAACATCTGGGGATCCAGTCCCGCACGGAACAGCCCTGGCGGTTTGTCCATGCCTATTCGGGCCACGGTGTTGTCGAAAGCCCGCTCAGCATCCCCTGGCGCCGTCGTATCGTCGCGCGCTTTCACTTCCCTGAGGAGAAGATCTGATGGCAACCATTCTATTGTCGGCAGCGGGGGCTGCACTTGGGGGATCTGTTGGGGGTACGGTGGCCGGGCTTTCATCCGTTGTTGTGGGGCGTGCTGTTGGTGCGACACTGGGCCGGGTGATTGATGCGCGGTTGCTGGGCGCAGGGTCGGATCCGGTGGAAACCGGCAAGGTAGACCGGTTTCGCCTGACCCATGCCAGCGAAGGCGCTCCGATCCCGCAGATCTATGGCCGGATGCGGATTGGCGGGCAGGTGATCTGGGCCTCGCAGTTTCAGGAAAGTAAAACCATCAGCGGTGGCGGTGGTAAGGGGGCACCAAGCCAGCCCAGTGTGACCCGCTATAGCTATACTGTCTCGCTGGCGATTGCGCTGTGTGAAGGCGAAGTGACCAGTGTGTCCCGTGTTTGGGCAGATGGTGAGGAGGTGGCAATCGCAGATCTGAACCTGCGTTTGTACCCCGGCACTCAGGATCAGGACCCTGATCCGGTGATTGCAGCAATTGAAGGTGCAGATCAGGTGCCTGCCTATCGCGGCACCGCCTATGTGGTGATCGAAGATCTGGCTCTGGAGCCTTTTGGCAACCGGGTGCCGCAATTTTCATTTGAAGTAATCCGGGCAGAGCAACCGGATAGTGTGACCTATGAAAAGGATCTCGGTCAGCTGGTGCGCGGAGTGGCGTTGATGCCAGGAACTGGTGAATACACACTGGCCACCTCAGCGGTCCATTACGATCACGGGCCAGGGCAGGCTCAACCAGCCAATAGCCACGCGCCCTCGGGACAAACGGATTTCCTGACCTCAATGCGGGCGCTGGAGGAGGAACTGCCAAGCTGCGACGCGGCTTCGTTGGTTGTGAGTTGGTTTGGCAGCGATCTGAGATGTGGGCATTGTAGCCTGCGTCCCAAAGTCGAGCAGGCGCTGTCGGATGGGGGCAACATGCCCTGGACAGTGTCCGGGGTAAGCCGTTCCACAGCTCAGGGCATCACCCAAGAGGATGACCGCCCAATTTATGGTGGCACCCCAGCGGATGCCTCGGTGGTTGAGGCGATCCGACATATGCGGGATCAGGGGCGCCGGGTGATGTTCTATCCGTTTGTCCTGATGGACCAGCAGCAGGGCAACGATCTGCCAGATCCCTGGAGCGAGTCTATGGATCAACCACATCTGCCCTGGCGGGGGCGGATCACTTTGTCCGTGGCTCCGGGGCGTGTGGGGTCACCGGATCAGACCGCGGTAGCGGATGCAGAGGTGGCAGCCTTTGTTGGTACGGTGACTGCGGCCGATTTTGATATTGGGGATGGCGCTGTGACCTATAGTGGCCCAGAGGAATGGTCGCTGTCGCGGTTTATCCTGCATTATGCAGCGCTATGTGCGGCGGCTGGTGGGGTTGAGGCTTTTTGTATTGGTTCCGAGATGCGCGGGTTGACCCAGATCCGTGGGGCCGCTGGCTTTGCTGCGGTAGAGGCGTTGCGGCAGTTGGCGGCTGAGGCCCGGACCCTGCTGGGGCAGAGACCAAGATCAGCTATGCCGCTGATTGGTCCGAGTATTTTGGCTATGATAGCCCAGAAGGCGATCACCTGTTTCATCTGGATCCCCTATGGGCGGATGATAATATCGATTTCATCGGTATCGACAACTACATGCCGTTGTCGGATTGGCGCGAAGGAGAGGATCATCTGGATACACAGGCTGGGGTGACCAGTATCTATGATCCTGCCTATCTGGAGGCCAATGTCGAAGGCGGTGAAGGCTTTGACTGGTACTATCACTCGCCCGAAGCCGAGGCGGCACAGATCCGAACAGAGATCAAGGATACCGCACAGGGTGAACACTGGATCTGGCGCTATAAGGACTTAGCCGGATGGTGGCACAACGACCATCATGAGCGTATTGGGGGCGTGCGGCAGGCCTTGGCCACACCCTGGGAGCCACAGAGTAAGCCCATCTGGTTCACCGAGCTGGGATGTGCCGCCATAGACAAGGGAACCAATCAACCCAACAAATTTCTAGATCCCAAAAGTTCGGAATCTCAACTGCCAAAATTCTCGACAGGATTGCGGGATGATCTGATCCAAACCCAATATCTGCGCGCTGTGCTGGGGCACTGGGGACAGGTGGAGAATAATCCAATATCGGAGGTCTACGGGGCACCGATGCTGGATATGGCCAACGCCTATGTCTGGGCCTGGGACGCGCGTCCTTTTCCGGTGTTCCCAAATGCGCTGGATATCTGGAGCGACGGAGACAATCACCCGCGCGGGCATTGGTTGAATGGCCGGGTAGGGCAGCGCACATTGAACTCGGTTGTGGGTGAGATCTGTCAGCGCGCTGGGCTGGAGGCCGGCAGTTATGATGTCTCGCAGCTGCACGGGGTGGTGCGCGGGTATGTTGTCGCGGATGTCGGCGAAGCACGGGCGGCATTGCAACCCCTTATGTTGCGCTTTGGCTTTGATGCGATTGAACGCAATGGGGTGCTGACGTTTCAGATGCGCAATGGGCTGGCAGCGGTGGATCTGGATCCGGATCTGTTAGCGATCAGTGATGCAATAGACGGAAGCATGGAACAGATCCGCGAAAGTGAGGCTGAACTGGCAGGCCGGGTCAGGTTGCGGTTTGTGCTGTCTGGCGGCGATCATGATGTGGTTGGGGAAGAAGCCGTGCTGCCGGATCAGGCCACCCATGCCGTGAGCCAAAACGATCTGCCGCTGGCCCTGACTCGCGGTGAGGGACGTCAGGTGGTGGAACGTTGGCTGACCGAGGCCCGGGTGGCGCGGGACACTATCCGTTTTGCTCTGCCACCATCCGCCATGGCGCTGGGCGCAGGTGATGTGGTGCGGCTGCCAGACAGCAACGGTACCAAAACCCTGTACCGGATAGATCAGCTGGAACAGACGGAGTTGCAACTGGCCGAAGCTGTGCGCACCGAACCCGAGGTTTATACGCCTTCCGAGATGGCCGAAGACCTGCCGGGGCTAACGGCTTTTGCTCCCCCAGTACCGGTGTTGCCGCTATTTTTAGATCTTCCCCTGATGCACGGCGATGAAATCCCACATGCGCCACTTCTTGCGGTGACCGCACAACCCTGGCCAGGGACAGTGGCAGTGTATGATTCAAACAGCGATGATAACTATGTGCTGGATCAAATCATTGCTGCCGGGACAACTATGGGTATCACCAAATCCCCGTTAGCGGCGGCTCCAACCGGGCGTTGGGACCAAGGCGGTGATCTGCATGTGAGCTTGATTTCGGGTAGTTTGCAGAGCCGAGAGGCTGATGCGGTGTTGAATGGGGCCAATCTGCTGGCCATTGGTGACGGCACCAGCGGCAATTGGGAGCTTTTACAGTTTCAGGAGGCGGAGCTGATCGGTCCGGATAGTTATCTGCTGCGACGACGTTTGCGCGGTCAATTGGGGAGTGACGCGCTGATGCCCGCAACCTGGCCCGTGGGATCCTGGGTTGTCCGTTTAGATGGAACCCCTGTACAGATAGGGCTGACTTCGGCCCAGCGGCGCATTTCGCGGCATTACCGCATTGGGTCGGCCCGGCGTGGCTATGATGATCCCTCTTATGTCCACAGGATTGAGGCATTTAATGGCAATGGCTTGCGCCCCTACAGTCCAGTCCATCTAGAACAAGTCGGTGCGCTGGGCGAGGATGTGGTGTTCAATTGGATCCGCCGCACCCGGATTGATGGCGACAGTTGGGATTTGCCCGAGGTGCCCTTGGGTGAAGAGACAGAACTGTATCGCGTTCAGGTCCTGCGCGGCGAAACCCTGGTGGGGGAGTACAGCATGAACACCCCAAGTTGGAGCTATAGCCCCAGTGCGCAGGTTGCGGATGGTGTGATTGCCGGAGACAGGGTGGAAGTGACACAGGTTTCTTCCAGATATGGCGCGGGATTGCCAGCAACGGTGATTCTAGGGTGA